GACGGAGGTGGGCCTGCCCAATGCCACCACGCTGGCCGAGGGCGTGATCCAGGGGTCGGCGATCACGGTGGGGCAGTGGAACAAGATCAGCCTCACCCGGCCGGTGTTCCTGCAGGCCGGCGTTGAGTACGCGATGGTGCTGCTGACCGACGATGCTGAGCACGCGGTCGGCCTCGCCGAGCTCGGCAAGTTCGACAGCGCCGCCCAGCAGTTCGTGACCAGCCAGCCGTACACGATCGGCACCATGCTGAAGTCGAGCAACGCCTCGACCTGGACGCCTGTGCAGGAGTCGGACCTGACCTTCCGGATGTACGGGGCCCGGTTCACCAGCACTACCAGGACCGTAAACCTGGGCCAGCTGCGGGCAGGCACGGTCACGATCACCCGTTCGGGCAGCACCGCCACCGCAACCTGGGTCGGCGGATCTCACCCGTTCACGACGGGCCAGCAGGTGGTGCACAGCGGCGCCACCCAGACCGAGTACAACGGCGCCTTCACGATCACTTCGACCGGAGCCAACACCTACACGTTCACCGTGAGCGGCACCCCGGCCACACCCGCCACCGGCACCATCCTGGCCGCAGTGGGCGACGTGACCGACCTGGTGGCGCTGGCCGGCGTGGAGCGGATCAGCTCCGAGACCGACGCCGAGTTCATCTTCACCCGGCCGGATGGCTCACAGATCCGCGGCGCGGACAACGCCCGCATCCAGCTGGCCGAGGATGTAAACGTGCCGCTGACGCTCTCGGCAGTGCTGCGCGGCACCACCACCCTCAGCCCCTACCTGTTCGCCGGCAGCCAAGCCGTCTACGGCAACCTGGGCGAGACCGGCACCTACGTGAGCCGCGCGGTGCCATGCGCCGCCAACGCCAAGGTGAGCTGCGCCTTCGAGGCGCTGCTGCCCGGGGCCTCGAGTGTGCTGGTGGAGTTCGAGACCAGCACCGGCACCTGGCAGACCGTGGCGCTCACCAGCAGCTCATCGGCGGGCGACGGCTGGGTGGAGCGCATCCACACGGTCGCCAGCTTCACGGCCGGCGGCACGACTACCAGGGTGCGCCTCACGCTCACCGGCTCTGCAGCAGCCCGGCCGCAGCTGCGCCAGCTCCGTCTCGTGGTGATCTGATTCCATGCCAATCGACGACAGGACAACGAACCGCAGCTACAAGCTGCCAAACGCTGCCAACTTGCTCGCCGACGATGTGGTGCGCCTGCGCGATGCGCTGGCTGCGATCGACGCAGACATCTACGCCCGCTACACCAAGCTCGAAGTCGACCAGCTGATCAGCAACCTGATCAACGGCGCGCCTGGTGCGCTCGACACGCTGAACGAGCTGGCGGACGCCCTGGGCGATGATGCCAACTTCGCGGCAACGGTGGCCTCCCAGCTGGCGCTGAAGGCTGACGCGAGCAACGTCTACAGCAAGGCGGAGAGCGACGCGCGCTACGTGCAGGGCTCGACGCAGACCGAGATGGTATTCATCGCGACAGCCAACCAGTCGGTGTTCACGCTGGCCACGCCGGTGATCAACAAGCCGTCGGCGCTGGTGACGGTCGATGGCGTGGTGCAGCCGACGAGCGAGTACAGCCTCAACATGCCCGGTACTCAGCTGACGCTGAGCGAGGGCGTGCCGGCCGGGACGGTGGTGCGCGTGCTGGCGCTGGGTGTGGCGAGCCAGGGGGCCCCGGCCGATGACACGGTGACGACGGCGAAGCTGCGGGATGGCGCAGTGACGCCCGAGAAGCTGGCGGAAGGAGCTGCAATTCCTCCGAGCGCAATTCAATACTTTGCCCGCAGCACAGCACCATCCGGCTGGCTCAAGGCCAACGGAGCTGCTATTTCGCGCACCACCTACGCAGCGCTGTTCGCTGAACTTGGCACCACCCACGGCGCAGGCGACGGCAGCACAACATTCAACTTGCCGGACTATCGGGGTGAGTTCCTGAGGTGCTGGGATGATGGGCGTGGCATTGATTCTGGACGTTCGCTTGGTTCTGCGCAATCTCAGGACTATCAAAGCCACAGTCACGGCGTAATAGACCCTGGGCACGCACACGATCTTCTCTACCAAGTGCCGGCCAACATGACTGACTCTGACCGAGGGTCATCCAGCTCGCAATTTTCAATCGACAGCCCTGTTGTCCCATCCACAACGTCAAACGCCACTAATATCAGCATCCAAGCAAACGGCGGCACAGAAACTCGTCCCCGCAACATTGCCCTTCTCGCTTGCATCAAGTTTTAAGCCATGAAGATCTATCACTACCACCCCGAGACTGGCGAATACCTGGGACAAGGCGTAGCGGATGAGTCGCCCCTGGAACCTGGGGTGTGGCTGATCCCGGCGCATGCGACAACCCAGCAGCCGCCGAAGCCAGGCGAGGGCCAGCGTGTCGTGCGGGCAGGCGACTCCTGGAGCATCGAGGCCATTCCTCAGCCCGAACCTGACCCCGAGCCCCATCCTCAGCCGCTGCCAGTTACCGAGCCGGTGAACCTAACTCCAGCCGAGAAGCTGGCGAGAGCCGGCCTCACCGTTGACGAACTCAGAGAGCTGCTCGGGCTCCAAGCATCCACCGCAACCTGACCCATGCCACTGCAAAGGATCCCCGGCGCCATGGTGTCGGACTCGACTATCACCGGAACCGACGTTCAGAACAGCACCCTCACCGGCGCTGACGTTCAAGACGGCACCCTCACCGGTGCTGACATCCAAGATGGCACCGTCAACCGCGCGGACATGGCCGAGTCCACCATCAACCTCGGCACCGCCGTCGCCACCACATCCGGCACCTTCCGTGAGATCACCGGCATCCCCTCCTGGGCTCGCCGTGTTGTGCTCATGCTCAAAGGTGTCTCCACCAATGGCACCAGCGACATCCTCATCCAGCTCGGTGTCGGCGCCACGCCGCTCACCAGCGGCTACCTCAACGGCCAGTCGATCTTCGCCTGGGGCAGCGGTGTACTCAGCACCACATCGACCGCTGGCATCCCGATCTACAACAACGCCGCCGCCTACATCTTCACCGGCCGTGTCGTGATCGAGCGCCTCGATGCCTCCTCCAACAACTGGCTTGTCACCTTCACCGGCAACAACACCCAGACCTCACCTTCCATGGTGATCTCCAGCGGTGTCGCTCCGCTCTCCGGCGCGCTCGGCATGGTGCGGCTCACCACTGCTGGCGGCACCGCGACATTCGACGCTGGCTCCATGAACATCTCCTGGGAGTGATGGCAGTTCGTTCCAAGCAGGGCGCCGCCCGCATCGATCACCAGCCCGGCCCGCCCAAGACCACATCTCAGGGCCAGGGCCAGCGTTCCCGTCCTCGCCGCCGCGGCCGAAAAAAGCTGCGCGGTCAGGGCCGCTAGACTCAACCCGACAGGAGGACTCTCCTACCCATGACAACGACCTTTCTGCACGGCGTAGAGGTTCTCCAGATCGACACTGGGGCCCGGCCAATCCAGACCGTCCGATCCTCCGTGATCGGCCTCATCGGCACTGCACCTGATGCGGATGCCAGCGCCTTCCCCCTCAACACCCCGGTCCTGATCGCTCGTCGCAGCGAGATGGCGGGCCTCGGTGAAGCCGGCACCCTCCAGTCGGCGCTCGATCTGATCTACGACCAGGCTGGCGCTGTCGTGGTGGTGGTGCGCGTCGCGGAAGGCCTCGACGAAGCCGCCACCATCAACAACGTGCGCGGCGGCATCAACAACACCACCGGCGCATACGAGGGCGTCCACGCCTTCCTCGCTGCTGAGAACGAAGTCGGCTTCAGCCCCCGCATCCTCCTGGCCCCGGGCTTCACCCATCAGCGCACCAGCAACGGCATCCTCTCGATCGCCGTGCAGACCCAGGGCTCCGGCTACACCACCGCCCCGGCCGTCACCATCAGCGGCGGCGGCGGCTCCGGCGCCACTGCAGTCGCCGTGCTCGGCACCGGCGCCAACGCTGGCAAGGTGGTGAGCTTCACCATCACCAACCCCGGCAAGGGCTACACCACCAACCCGACCGTCACGATCGCTGCGCCCCCCTCCGGCGGCGTGCAGGCCGTGGCTGGGACCATCAACCGTGGCACCGTCCGCTCCGAGGTGCTGGCCGAGCTGCTCGGCATCGCCAACCGCCTGCGCGCGGTGATCATCGCCGACGGGCCCAACACCACCGACGCCGCAGCCATCCAGATCGCCGACGACTTCGGCTCCGATCGCATCTTCGTGATCGACCCCTGGGTGCTGCGCGACGGCGCCAGCGTGCCCGCTTCCCCTGCCGTCGCCGGCCTGATCAACAAGGTCGACAACGAGCGCGGCTTCTGGTGGAGCCCCTCCAACAACGAGATCGCCGGCATCGAGGGCACTTCGCGCGCCATCGACTTCACCCTCGGCGACTACACCAGCCGGGCCAACCTGCTCAACGAAGCCAAGATCGCCACCATCGTGCGCGAGCAGGGGTTCCGCCTGTGGGGCAACCGCACCCTGGCGAGCGATCCGCTCTACGCCTTCCTCTCCGTGCGCCGCACTGCGGACATGGTGAACGAGAGCATCCTGCGCGGTCACCTGTGGGCGGTCGATCGCTGCATCACCGCCACCTACCTGGAGGAGGTGCAGGAGAGCGTGCGCGGCTACCTGCGCAGCCTCAAGGCCCGGGGCGCAATCCTCGGCGGCGACGTCTGGGTGGATCCTGATCTC